ATGAACTGGCAAATATCCAAAATTGAGATTTCAAGTTTTAAAGCTTTCAAAAAAATCCATCTGGATTTCGGGGGAGCATCACTTTTGACCCTGGATGGGCCCAATGGATTTGGCAAAACTAGCATATTCGATGCTATTGAGCTATTGTTAACTGGCAGAATAAAACGAATCTGCCATCTATTTTCAACCTTAATGATAGGAAAACGAACGAATTATGAAGATAATCTTCTTTGGAATAATCGCTCAGGCAATAATGACCTTGCAATCAAAATCGAGTTTATTAATGGTTCGAGGAGGCTTACTCTAGCAAGACATACTCCCGCCTCAAACTTTAACGAGAAGTCAAATAATAGAGCGGACCAATTTACCCACTTTACTCTTTACGAGCTCCCAGAGTTCACCTCAAACAGCTATGTAGCAGAAAATATCCGCGACGAAAACTTCATTGAGACACTCTTCGGAAAAAACTTCAAAGAGAACTTTTCATTTTTAAATTATTTGGAGCAGGGCCAAAATCAGCTCCTGCATACGCGAGTAGACAAACGTAAAGAGGCATTGAACAATCTCTTTAATATTAGTGACATAAAGGCAGAGACTGATAACTGCAAAACTATCGCCTTGCGGCTTACAAAGTTCATCGGCGATCCTAAGCGTGCTGCAGATTTATCAAGGTTAGAAATAGAGGCCAGTTCACTTAAGAAAATGATTCAAGCTGATTTGGGATCAATTGGATACAAAAAAATCTCCACCTCAGTGCTGCAACCAGGGTGGGACAAAGAGAATCCCTTCCCCACCTACTCTACAGAAATCCAAAGAGAATACATTGAAAATATCCACAGTCTTCAAAGGCTGGCTCTGCTAAAGAGTGCAATACAGATAAGAGATAAAAATGAATCGATTGAAAATTTTATTGAACTTAACAAGGATTCAATAAAAAGCTTAGCACGTTTTGGCAATGATTTAAACAAGCTGGATGGACTTGAATCCATTAAAAAAGAATTGAATGAACTGCTCAAACGTGAAGGAATTATAAAACGTGGTGCAACAGTCATTAATGCCGATGAGGCCAGGAGTCTTAGTGGATGGGCCCAAGGGCGTTTGGAATGGTTTATTGAGCAAATAGTTATCCGTGACTCACTTCAAGAAAAGAGCAACTCTAATACCAACGCTGCAACCGAGTTGAATCGTTTAAAAGCAGAACTAGTTACTGAGCATACTAAACTCTTTCCTGACGCTCAGGATTGTCCGCTGTGTGGTGCGGACTGGCAATCCCATGACACTATGCTGCAAAAGATTGAATACCGATCAAAGCAAATCAATGACGCATTAAACGCTGATGGCCAGACTCTGTTAACTCTTATAGGAATAATGGCTACAGAGCTGGCCATAATTGATGCTCAACTTAAGAGTCTGAAAGCGCAGCTATCCGTCAACTACAACAGCGTCTTACACAACGCACTGCTCCGCGATAAAGCTCGGTTGCCTACTATTAACCAACTCGTCTCCAACTTTCAAACTTTAGGTGTAGAACTAAACTATTCTTTCTCCGAAAATGAGGAGGAGGTGGACACGAGAATTCAGTCTCTTACAGCTTTCATCAGAAGCCAGAAAACAGCTGAGACAGAACCTTTGCCCCAAGATTGGAGAAAGGTCATCATGGCTGTCTTTAAAGAGCTGCAGGACTTCTATATTGTTGAACCTCAGTTGTTGAAAGACAAAGAACTGTATATCTCAGCTAAAGCAAACGAGGCACAAAGCAAAAGGCTCAGACAATGCCTTAATAAGCTAGAGATCATTAAGAATGAAACTAAAGCAGCACAGATAGCTAAAGAAAAAGTCAATAACCTAAAGGCTACTCTTGAGAAAACAGAACGCAACTACTCAGAACAAACAATTGCTGAAATTGAACTGATTTTCCATATATATAGCGGACGGCTTATCCAAAACTATCAGCGTGGTTTAGGTCTGTTCATTGAAAGCAAGGATGGAAAAGAACTCAGGTTCCTTACAGCCGAAAAATCCGAGTATGATGCGATTCTATCAATGAGCTCCGGCCAAGTATCTGCGCTCAGTCTAGGTTTTTTTCTTTCCCTGAATCGGGTTTACTCAAACGTACCACTGATTCTGATCGATGACCCGTCCCAGTCGCTTGATGAGGTGAATATCGCCTCTTTGACTGACCTTCTTCGCTGTGAGTTCAGCAATCGCCAGTTGATCGTTTCCTCGCACGAGAGTGATATCTCCGCTTATATGCGCTACCGGTTCGCCAAGGCCGGTCTAAACACCCGCTCATTGAACATGCAACGCTTGGCTAAGGAAGCTTTAGTCGCCGCGGATTGAGTCATCGCGACAGGGGGCATATGGATCGTGCCCTACCCTAGAGACTAATCGATACATTTTTTAAAAAAAGCAGCTTCGTCACTAAAATGCTTGAAGATTATTTGCAGACCAGCGGTTTTGTCTCTATCTAGGTGGCGTTCAGAAAAAACACTAGAAAAAGTAAAATCTGCTTCTGAAAAGTTGAGGTTTAAGGTAATTGCGACTCGATACCTTACATCATTTCTCTTGATTGTATTGCATTTCCTGCAGATTGCTCCAAAAATCCACATCGGTACCAAATATGGTAGCAAGAACGCGAGCCTCATCATCCGTAACACGACGCAAACCGCAGATAATATCGTCAACATCCTGTTTGTAAATACCCATAGCTTCCGCCAGTTCATCATGAGACATGTTCAGCGGTTTTAAAAATTCCTCTACCAGCATCTCTCCCACTGTCACAGGCCCGTCAGTATCTGCTTTTGTGTAGTATGCAAGAATCTCTGAACGCCCCTGCTCATACGTCAGCTCACCTGAAATAATACGTGCCTTAATGGACTCGTACAGTGGCGTACCACTGGGGTCCCTTCCTACAAGTCTCAGGGAAGCCTCTGCTTTACGAAAGCCCTCATTGCGTAACCGTGAATCGGAAGTTTTGGACATAGTTTTTCCTTTGAGTGGACTGACCCCACGCTCGTAGACAAATTCTGTCCTCACGACGAGGCCCGTTCAAAGGCCTCTGGACTGACCCCACGCTCGTAGACAAATTCTGTCCTCACGACGAGGCCCGTTCAAAGGCCTCCGGACTGACGCCGCCGAGGTGACTGTGACGCCGGGCCCGGTTGTAGAACACTTCAATGTAATCGAAGATATCCGCCCGGGCCAGATCCCGAGTTTTGTATATTCTCTTCCTGATGCGTTCTTTTTTCAGTGAACTGAAGAACAATTCGGCCACTGCATTATCCCAACAGTTACCACGCCGGCTCATACTGGGTGCCAGGTTATTGGCCCGACAGAACCGTTGCCAGTCGTCGCTGCCATACTGGCAACCCTGGTCTGAGTGCACGATGACCTCGCTGTCCGGTTTACGTCGCCAGACCGCCATCATCAGCGCATCCAGTGCCAGTTCGCGTGAGAGGGTCGGCTTCATCGACCAGCCCACCACGTTACGGGCGAAGAGGTCGATAACCACCGCCAGATACAACCAGCCCTGCCAGGTGCGGATGTAAGTGATGTCGGTGACCCAGACCTGATTGGCCCGGACAACGGTAAACTGCCGCTGTACGCGATTAGGGGCAACCACCGAAGGTCGGCCGGCGATACGCCGTGGTGCTTTATAGCCCCGCACGGCTTTAATCCGGTTCAGTTGCATAAGACGGCCCACCCGGTTTTTGCCGCAGGTTTCCCCGATTTCGTTCAGATCGCCATGAACCCGCCGGTAACCGTATACGCCTCCGCTCAGTGAATATGAATCACGGATAAGCGTCAGCAGACGCTGGTTATCTTTATCACGCGCCGAGACCGGGTTGTGCAGCCACGCGTAGAACCCGGCCCGGGCGACATGCAGTACCCGACACATCGTCATCACACCCCATACAGTGCGGTGTTCATTGATAAAGCGGTACTTCAGTCGGGCTCCCTTGCAAAGTACCGCGCGGCCTTTTTCAGGATATCCCGTTCTTCTTCGGTACGTTTTAGCTGTGCCCGTAGTTTCAGGATCTCGCTTTTGGCTTCCAGTAAATCCCTGGCATGCTGTTCGCTGGTATCAGGTTTGATAGCTCGTAGCCACTTATAGAGGCTGTGTGCAGAAACACCCAAACGGTCAGATACTTCGGCAACGGAATAACCGCGTTCCGTTATCTGACGGACGGCTTCTTCCTTAAATTCAGGTGTAAATCGTGGTGTGCCCATACGCTCCTCCTATGCTCAAACTATAGGGCAGGATCGTCTACCGGGGTGGGGTCAGTCCACAACATGGTTTATTGTTTTCCTTTATCAAAAAATACCATGTTGTAAAAATCAGAAAAGTTATTTAACAATCTGTTTTTACTTGAGTTATAAAAAACAAATACCATAACTCAACCGAAATTTATCACATGGTACTTTTTCAAACCTGAATTCGAAACTAGAGAGTATCATCAAAAATTCCATTTAAAAAACCGTGCTTCCCGTTGCTAACAGCTGCCAGAAAGTGCCAGACACAAAAACAAAAAAGCCCGCAGTTACGCGGGCTTAGAGGTATTAATTTCTTCTACACGCAGGCTGTTGCCAGACGTTAAATCATTCCCACTCGATTATTTACAGCAACTGTAAATTGTTGATTTTATTGGGTGATATGATTGGTTTTAAAAACTCATACCGACTTTAATACCGTCACCAGAAAAACCAGCTCAGTTTTTGCACGCCTCATTGGCAGCTATCAGCTCTCTTTCGTAGCCAATCCTCTGGTGACGCTCGGCGCGCAGCGCTCGCATCTGGACGTCGATAGTAGCACCGATAGGCAACTGGTCAACTGCGAACGCCGGGCGCGCAACGTCTACCGTTTTGCATGGTACGGCCACCGGCACTTTCACTTCAACGTAGGACGGCGCCTGCGGCGCGCTCGAGCACCCACCTATCATCAATAAGATCGCTGGCATTAACTTTTTCATTTAGCACGCTCCCGGCGCAGCTCTGCGTCAAACGCAGCAGACGCCGCCGCGCACACATCGCCTGTGGTTCGCTCTGACATAACCTCGTTTGCCCTCTCATAGTCGCCCTGCGCCTCACTGCGGGCTTTTTCCTGCGCTGCCTTTGCCTTGGCTTCTCGTTCAGCATCAGCGCGCCGCAGCGCCTCAATGCCGGCGTTCTGGCTGGCGATCGTAGATGCCTGTTGCTTGTTGCTGTCTTTGCACTGCGTCAGCGCCTGGTTGAGACGGTCAATAGTAGGCTGGTAGTGTCGCCCTGCCAGCCAGGCACCAGCGCCGACGACGGCCGCCAGCGCCAGCAGGATCACCACCGCAGATGTTATTTTGCCAGACATAGCGCGCGCTCCTTGTCACGGCGTACCACCAGGCCGTTGAGCTTTACGCCACCGGCATATACCCAGCGCGGGAACTGATCGCAGGCGGCCTCAGTGTCACCCTGGCGGAACAGCCGGAACATCGTCGATTTCTGCATCGTGGCGCAACCGGCATTAAACGTGATGCTCACCGCCGCGTCGAAGGCACCCTGCTGCAGCTTGTCACCGGCGGCATAGCTTGTAACGCACCGCTCAGCCGCCAGGATGTTCTTTTGCCAGTCGGCGGCGATCTGCTGATCTGTCTTGCGCACGCCTTGTTTAACGCCGTGCGTGTTGCCGATGCCATCCGTCCACACATCAGCGGGGCATTTGTACGGGTCGCGGCGGCAACCCTCAGCATTGCCGATCAGCTCCAGTCCGGCGCGGCTGGTTTTTACCTCCCCGTTCGATAGCACCAGACCGATGATTACCGCGACAGAGCAGATTGCGCCGGCGGCACCTGTTTTATTCAGCTTGCTCATCGGCAATCCTCCCCATTCTTTCGCGGCGGCGATCCTCGCGAATCTTGAAATAAAGGTTCATCAGCCAGGTGAGAAAGGCGAAAAACAGACCGCCAAGAACGCCTATTGCTGCCCACTGCTCAGGTGAATAGCCATCCAGCAGCCGAGTAAACCAGAATGCGGCGCCACCACCGGAGGCGCCATAAGAAAGACCTGTCGTTAACTTTTCCATTTTCATGCTCCACCTCCGCCGCTGTCGGCGGCGTTGATTAAGCCGCTACGATCGAGTCATCGCGATATACGCGCCACACTGAACCATCCCAATACACCGGTGTCCCGGTTCCCGCCCCGGCGCCTTCCCCAGCCTTTCGGCCGTTCGTTGCGTATGCATAGCGTGCGGTATCCGTACCAGTCCCAAGCCCAGCAACAGTGGTTGTTTTGTTCGGCACCAAAAACTCGCCATCGTTATCTGACGTCGGCGGGGTCATGCTGTGCTTCATGATGTTGTTTGTGCCGGAAACCCAGAGATAGATTTTCCCGCCGGATCCGCCGTCCAGTACCATTGGGTGCTGCCAGTTGCATGAAAGTGCGATGTAGCCTTCTGGTGTTAAGCCGAAACCGCCGACGTTATTGGGGTTGCTAACAGTGACCGCTTTCGTATCTCGGTTGAGCTCAATAGAGGCGTACCCCTCCGGGCCGCGGCCAGCACGCAGCCGCGCATATCCCGAGTAGGCCGAAATGCTCACGTTAGTGCTGCTTGCAGCAACATCGATGTAGGCTGGCGCAGGTCCGTTATTCCACACATGTGATTTACTGCCGCCGGCAACAGTTGAGCCAAATCTCACTGCATCCGTTAGATCTTGAACAATGACCTGTCCATTCATTCGCAGTGTCGCTGAGGTATTACCCAGGCCGACAATATTTACGCTGCCGAAGCGATAGTTAGATGGGTAGTCAGTTGCGCGAGGCTTTTTAAACTCCCCTTCGCTGAGGAAGAATTTGTTCTGTCGAGGCTCACCAAGATCGATGGTCACAGAACAAACGTCAGACTGGTCAACGTTGCTGCCAACGTTCATAGAGAGGCACACAACCAGCTTGGTGCCGCGCACGCAAACATCCTGAACACCGGTGGCTGATGCGCCAACATCGTTGTAAATGCTTGGCACAGCTGCGATTGGAATTTCAACGAAGTTTTCCCAGAGCAGATTTAGTGCGTCATCATCATTGCCAACACGCATGGTTAACACCGGGCTGTTTGTTCTCGCACTGTTTGTATTGCCGTCCCGATATCTGCCGCAGTAGAAAACATAAGTCTTGCCGTTATATGACGTGATCGACACCGGCGATTGGTTTGGCACGCCGTCGATCTCACGTATCTGAAACGTCTGGCAACTGTCATCGCTGTACCACATGACGGCCGAGCGCGTTGAATTGCTTTGGGTACGAAGAAACCCAACAACTCGCGAACCGTAAACCTGCATAGTTGGCTCAACAAGCATTGGCGTGTTGTTCATTTCAGCGGCAGTGAAAATCACAGCCTTCGTCATGGATGCTAGGTTGTTCGGGTTGAACTGAACAATCCCTACTTCGCCGTCGTAGAAGTGATACCCGAAAGCAATGTTGCCGTTGGGAAGCACAGCAAATGAATGCATGAGAACTGGAGCTTTACCGGTGGAATCATAGAGCGGTACCGGGTCAAGAACCGGCGTATAGACCGAGCCATCATTGGCGCTTTTGTAAATTACGCACTTGCTTTGTGATTCGTCTGAAACGCGACGGAAACGAGCGGCCATCCAAATATTTGCGCCATCAGAGCCAGCACCCCAGGCAGATACTCCCTGCGGCCACGTAACGGAATCAGTGTTTGACAAGCGCGGCGCCGGCCGCGACCACGCTGTGCCATCTTCAGACATTTGCTGATAGACGCTCAACGAGGCATTGCTGTGGGTGTCGCCGACGTTATAGAGGCAGTACGCCTTGTTTTTGTGGCTGAACACCTTCCCCTGGGGCCAGGCACAGTACATCCCCGCGTCAGTAATAGGCTCTACGGTGACCGACGAAATCAGATTGAGGATCTCGGCAAGCGTTGTTCCCTTGTGACCTATCAAACCGGCTCCACCTGGATTACCACGAGAAGCAAGATCGGCGGCCAGGTCGGTGCGCGTCGCATCGTCAAGGTTGACCAGTTTTACCAACCCCTGCGAGTCAGTAACGAAAACCTTGTTTGCCGTATCTCCGGTCAGGATTGGCTGCGCGTACTGGAACCTGACAGTTTTCCCCAGAGCGACACCGGTTTCAGTACGGATGTCGATATCAGATGCGATGCGTTCTGCACGCTCACGCGCCAAGGCATCAGACGCGCCGGCTTCCGCGTCTGCGATTTCGGAGTCAACATAACGCTTTGTGGTGGCGTCCTGGTTAGCCACAGGATCGCCAAGGTTAGAGATGCGGTTGCCTTGGGCATCATAGAACTTCGCCAACCAGTTAGGCTTTCGCAGAGCCAATGATGCAAATGACCAGGTTTGCTGGATCAGCATCGTCAGCTTATCCCAGGCATCCTCATGCACTTCCGGGAAGAAGTTGCCCTGGTTGCGCACGTCCGTTTCCTGAGTAAGCGGTAAATCACGCTCGATATTGATTCGCCACCCGGAAGCAAGCGGGCTGGCCAACTTCACTTTGCCACCCGACCGCAAGCCCGCGCCGGTGACAGAGTAGTCAGTGTTCAGGGTTAGGTTGATGATATTCTCTGACAAATCAACAACTGACACAGAAAGTTGATCCTCAGTGAACACGCGAAATCTGTAATCAAAGTCCGTTGTCACACCATTCCCGGTGTACTCCTCGCGATCGACTTCAGTTGATACGGTCATGTTTTAGCTCCGATGGTGTGCTTTTTGCTCATTTTAGCCACCATCAAACCCTATATGAATTGAATTGTGTGATAACATTATTCTTATTACCATTAAGGTAATTATCTTGCGCATATTGCTAAACTAATCATTTTTATATATGGTTATTTATACAGTAGTCACACGCTGAGCGAGGTGCATTAGGAAATGAAGAGGTACAGCTACCCGGCCAGCAGGATGCTGGAGAAAAGCGTTAACACGCGCGAAGGGATCGCGGGATTAGCTAAGGCTTCACTACTGGAAACACTGCTGAAGGAACTCGATGAGGACGGATCAGAGATCGGCGGTGCTATGCTGGAACTGAATGCTTTAGTGAACTATGTCACACAAAATGAAAAAATGAAGGAACAAATCAAAACACATTCGCAATTTATTACTCACCAGTTGGAACAATAATTACCATCGTCAATACCTCGCCGGGCCTAGCCCGGCTGCTGCTCAGGTAATCTTTTCTCAATCCCCCTCGCAAAATAGTTACCAAATTGGTACATTTACTTTCTCGCATACCTGCGCCACAGTGATAGCGCATCAGCAAAATCTGATGCCGGGATTGGCGTCCCGAAACTGACTAATAGGCGCACATGACACGCGCACTGCGTGTTTTTTTGTTTGTGCGGTCCAGCTACATCTCAATGGTGGGCTGGGCAGGGGCATCGAAAGATGCGCCGGTATCCTATTAGGCCGGTACGCCAACCTTGTCCAGCTCACCACCAGCTGATTGGCGTCGGCAGTGGTGATTATCCAACTAATAGGAAATCACTATGAAAACTCAAGCAACCATCTTCAGCTTCGAATCATCATCAAACATCCGCGCAGTAGACATCGGCGGAGCGCCGTGGTTTGTCGCAACCGATGTATGTGATGCACTTCGCCTGTCAAACCCCACAATGTCCCTAAAGGCACTTGATGAAGATGAACGATCTAAGTTGAACTTAGGTCGTCAGGGTGAAGCGTCAATCATCTCAGAATCCGGCCTCTACACGCTGATCCTGCGCTGCCGCGACGCGGTGACGCCTGGCACCATCCCCTACCGGTTCCGCAAGTGGGTTACTTCCGAAGTTCTGCCGGCTATCCGCCAGACTGGCCAGTACCAGCACCGGGCGCCGGAGACGTTATCTGACCTGGCCGGCACAGGAACCACGATGACAGTTCGCGACGCGCGCCGCGGCAAGAAGAAGACCAGCACCAAGACTGCAAGCAGGATCGCTGATGCGTGCGTGCCTGTTATCCTGGAGGCCATGCGCGACCAGTACCACTACGCCAATACGAACGTTGGACCGGAAGAAGTGATCCCCGCCCTACTCAGCGACGAGCGCAACTTGCAGATCACCGCGTTGGTTGAAGAGCTGGCTGACAATGGCCACAACGTCGCCGGCGTCGTGCGTGAAGTCGAGGTGATGCGCTACTACATCCTGCAGTGCGCTAAGAACATGGCCGCGATCGCCACGCACGCTGCATTCATCGAGAAGCAGACGAAGTTGCAGTAATCATCGACCACGCGATCGGGAAGATGTGAACCACGCCGCGCCGGTGCTCTGCCGGCGCTTAAAAGGTCGATTTCCCGTTGTTGTGTCAGATACCTCAAGGTATGAATTCGCGTTGCATATTTATCGCTCAAGCGATAGAGTAGTAGTATTCGATTACCTTTTTGGTAATGCGATTTCGAAATGTAACACCTATAAAGGAAGGCCACATCATGAGCAACGCACTGAGAAAAACAGAGCGTCTATACATTCCTCGCCGCGACAAAACAGCGGTGGCTTCCCCGCGCGCAGCTATTGGGGACGGCATCGCTCATGCAGATCAGGTCAAAAACGCATTTGACTTTGGCTTTGCTCGCTACGAAAAAGCTATGGATGAACTGTCTAAGGTCTAACGCAGATAGATGGCTGATTTTGTAGAAGGCATCAACTACCTGTCAGAAGAAGATCTCGTCAACATCAACAGAGATCTGATCTTATCGCAGACCCCACACGAACCGATTGGGGTGCTTAACCCAAACAACCTTAGTTCATCACAATCAAGACCAAGCCAAATAAGATACTACGATCAGACAGATGATATGTTCAAACTATCATCTGCTCTGATCGAAAGCCTAATTCAAAACCATGCCTTCTACAATGCCAACAAACGTACTGCCATGATGGCAGGCTACGTTTTCTTACTCTTGAATGGGTACGAGCTTACCGCGCCTGGCGAAGACATAGTAGAAATGGCAGTAGGCATGGCGAATAAAGAATACAATAGGGAAGACCTTGAGGACTGGCTATGCTATTGGTCAAGGGAATTTGACACAAGGGAACTATGCTGCAAGCCGCTAGTTTCAGTAATATCAATCGCCAAGGTTATAATTTAAGCCCGCACAGCGGGCTTTTTGTTGGGTAGTGATCGGCGGGGCTTGGTGGGTGGTGTGCTACACTGAGTAAAACTTTAGGCATGAGGTCAGCATGAGCAAAGCAGGCGTAGAAGAACTCAACTTCATTCAATCGATGCTTGAGAAGTGCGGTTATCAACTCTCACCCCATGGCGCCGCCGTGTCTCTCATGCTGATGGATAGCGATTACAACAAGGAAGAAACCCTATCCTATGTCGGACTGATCGCCCTGGCTCAGAACATGCGCACTGCAGGTAATGGGATGGTCAACATCATGCATGCTATTAGCAGAGGAAATAAGCTCGCTGCTTTGGTTGAAAACCTACGTGACCAAGGTTACATAAGAGCTGAATTATTCAATAATGATATGTCAGCAATAACCGCGCTCATTAATTTAGACGCCGACCACAAGGCAATGATCGGCGTCGTTCTCGGTAGTGACCCACATGCAGATGCGGATGACGTGGCTATTAATATAGCTTGAGGTGATAGACTATTGCAGATGCAATAACAAATGCGCCAAAATACATTGCATTGGCGCCAGTATCACCAATAATTCCCTTCTTAAGTAAAAAAATGACAAACCAGATGTATGCCGTTGCCGATAGCACCACAGCTAAAAATACCGCCAAAATAGTTGATAACCTAATAATAATTTCCATCAATCCCCCACTGCCTTACCAAAGTCTGGTGCGCGACGCGGCGCGACGTCTCCAGGATTCCACCAGCTAGTTGTGTCGAACTCCCTCTGCGCCCTATCGCGCACGCGGTCATTGTAGCCGGGGTTTGCCATTTCCTGTAGTTGCTGAAGGATTAAATGGTTAAATGCCGCCTTGGTGTACCACAGGTTCGCAAACGGGATGATCTGGCGCACGGTTTTAATGGCGTCGGCACCAAAGCTTGTTTCCTCACCCATCATGGCCTTTTGCGGGTTGGTGATCAGTAATTTTGTCAGGTTCTCAGCGAATCCAAGAACAGGCCCGCCAATTGTTCCTGCAATTGACGTTCCGTACTGGGTATGGTCTTGGAATAGGAAATCGCCATAGATACCGAATGATCCGCCTTTAAGCAATGCCTGAACCCAAGTGCTTGGCTTTGTCATGTCTTGGGGATCATTCCCTGTTAGCAGTGAGTTCATCTGGTTAGCAAACATACCGGCAATGGTGGTACCGGCAATATATGAAGCCAAAAACTTAGCTGCCGGCACCGACTCCAGATCACGGAACCGGTTAACCATCTGCCGGAAGCCAGCAAAAGGCGTCGTTTTAAACAGCATGAAGCTTTTCACCAACTGACCAGCCTGGTCACGTTCGAAGGTATCGATCCCAGTAGCAGTGGTAACAGCGCTTGTCATTTCACCATGGGTGACGCCAATTAACTTTTGCGCAGCCTCTGCACGGGCATTTCGTACCATGCGCGCTATCGTCTGCTCAGCCTCTGCATCAAATGCATCACGTAACTGCTTGGTGCGCGTCTCCGACATTTCACCCATGCTAGCAAGCGCCTGGTCAGCGCCAGCGCGAACCTCACTAATACGGTCGGCAAGGATTTCACGAATGCGCGCGTCAGGCACTGCATAAATGGCATCTGGCGTCATTCCCATGTGCCCCTTCTGCGTTAATGGGCGAAGCTCGGCGGAATTCATTATCGCCCAGTCTTCCGCTGACCACCCCTTGGCTGCCAGGATTTGTTTGTCGCTTCCTTTGACGGCATCGAGCGTTGCATACTTGCGTGTCAACTCACCGATATTTTTATACATCAGCAAACCAAACGCAGCCTTGTTGGCGCGGTCCATTGCGATCAGTCCTGACCATTTCAGGGTTTTCTCTGCAGCCCACCCTGTGACGCCGCGGGTTAAATCAAAACCGCCCATCTTGGATACCACCGCGGAATGCGCATCCACCAGCAGACCAAGCTCAGCATTCGCACGCTTGGCATTGCCATTGAAAAGGTTACGAATGGTGCTAGCAGACAGGCGCATGCCGTTTCTGCTAAACCCCAGCGCCTGGGCATTGGCGCGCATGATCGCCTGATCAGAAGCTGCAGTGAAAACACTGGTACCCAGCATTGCCGAAGTCATAAGATTTCGCAGCCCACCAATCGCAGACGAGAACACACCAGAATTTTGCACACCGTTCAACCCAGCCATAGAGTCAAACATACGCTGCACCAAATCGCGTTGCGCCTGCATTTCATTGGCAGGTTGGCCGCCGCCGGCGGTGGTTACTGACTTCTGGTAAAGTCGGTCGGCAAGCAGCTGAAAGTTGTTGGCTGCATCTGGCCCGAACGCCTTAACCACCCCGAGGTCACGCGATGAACTCTGCAGGTGCGACATCATAACCCCTACCACTGGCTGCTTAGTGTAGCGGTCCATGTATGAGAAATGGCTGGTTGCGTCCTTGAACGCCATCACTCGGCTTTGAGAGCCTCGGTTTTTGACACCACCAGTCCCCATGAACTGACCAGGTTCTAATTTATTTGCGCCATCCGTGGATTTTGTTTCATAGATCGCCTCCAGCGCCTGCCGGTATTCGGCATCATTCATTGGGCTTCCGTCGTTGTTGACGTACTGGCTACGGTCCTGAGTGTTGTACACATCATCTACCCAAGCCCGCCGCGCCCATTCTGCCGGCGGCATCCGCCCAGATGCGATCGCTGCGGCGCGTTCGGTGACCGTGAGAGTAGCCAGCCATTCTTCACGACCGGCGGCACGGATGAGATCGGCATCATCGACGTATGGCAGGTGCCAATCATCACGCTGCCCAATATCAAATCCGTTGTCGTTCATCTCCTGCCGAGCACGTTCGGTAACACCACCCCATACATCAGCAATTTTCTTTGCTGCCGGCGCATCAACTTGCTCACCGTAAAGCGCTTTCAAGATCTGCAACTGACCGTACTGAGCAGCCTTATTTCCGAAAATGTCAGTGATCCTACGCTCGCCAAGGGCATTGGCAGTGTGGAAAAACTTTTGCACCTCGGGACCAGCCTTAACCAATTCGGCAGAAAGCTGGCGCGACCAGTCCTGATAGGCGCCGGTTGCCAGTTCTTCGGCCGAGGTGACATCAACATTTTTCCCGTCACGCGTTTTACGTCCAGCAAAAATAAACTGGGACAGAGCCTGCGGGGTTTGCTCTGCATCCGTGAAGTTCCTCGCGATATCCTCCGAAACGCGGTTAATCGCTATCGCGTTCTGCGCCAGGCGTTGGCGCTTTTTGAAAACGTCGTGCACTACTCGCTGAGCGACGAGATCAGCAGCCTGACGATAGGTTTCAGCGTCGGGGATGCCAGTTTTACCAGCACGGGCATTCGTACGTCCAACTTGCCGGATAGCCTCCTTTATCCGATCTTCTATGTTCTTCAGTTCATCCGCTTTCGGCGCCCGGCCAAGCGTTTGGGCAATTACATCTACACAGGCTTGTTTCATCACAAATTCCTCAAGAAGCAGGCGGCGGCCGCGCTATAAACTTTCGACTCTTTCTGTGCAGTGGCAATCTGACCATCGAGATCAGCCAATGCTTCAGACAATGACATCTCTGTGCCGGTATCAGGGTGAAGTACTTTTGTCTCTGGGTTGGCTAATGCCATATCGCGCGCAGCCAACAGGTCATAGCTGTTTGATGATATGACTGATCCAGTTTCCGGATCTGTGCTGATTTGCTCAGCTTCATTTCCTGCTCGCAGGAAAGCGCTATCCTGGCGAATATCTGGAGTGATAGCTTCCGTCTCTGTCCGCTCTGAGTAATCCACTCCATTTTCTTCTAGCACCTGACGAACAGCGGCGTGCTGCTCTGGAACTTCGGAAAAGGCATCAGGCCGGGTTATTCCGTCCAGACCACGGATCTGCTGAGAAACATTAACCGGCTCGCCGCTCATCAGTGCACGCGATGCCTCATCCATAGCCGCTACGTGGGCGTTTAGGCTCGCCGTTGAACCGTGGAGCACGGGGGAAGCCTCAATGTCGTAATACAGTCCCTCATTCATTACGTGGGCTGCGTCGACGTCGCTTGGCTTAATGCTTTGCTGCAACCGTGACAATTCTGCGCGCGCTTCGAAATACTCACCGCCTGGCATATTTGGTTCGAGAACATCACGGGCGTACTGCGTGCGCTCCTCTGCTGATGCAATTTGTCGATCGATATCACCTAGTCTGCGCTGCTTGTCAGCCCTCGCTGCTGAAAGAGCCTTACCACTACCTCGCACCTGCTCTTCCAGAATAGCGGCTCGCTGCTCGTTTAATCGCCCAAGGATGCGCTCACCGTTCGCAACCTCCGACTGCCATACCTTGCGGTCACCTCGTGATAAAATCTGACCGGCGGATGCCCGCAGTGAATCTATATCGACGCTAGGCGCAGAATTTGGTGTCACCTGGGGATCGGAGCTAGGTAGTGGAGATTCGTTTGCTGCAGGTGGAATATCGTTTCCAACAGGCGTAGGCTGATCACCTGACTCGGCGACAGGGGAAACATCATCGGTTGGCGGTACACTTTCGGAACCATCACCGGCACGGCTCGCGTTCCAGTGATGAACGCCACCGAATGCCAAACCAAGCACACCATCAATCAGCATCGCCTGCCCATCCCATGCTCGGTACTGCTGGGATAATTCCTTGTACCCATGGCTATCCAGCGTTTCACCCACAGCAAAACGGTTAGCCATGCCGAACCCGGTATTGATGCCAGCCCCGGAAAGAAGACGGGTTGCAAGGGTGCCGCCGACGCCAGCCGGCAGAGCCATGCCAAAGGCATTGGCCGTGCCCTGAATGGCCGCCAAAGTTCCCGCGGTATCAGCATCAACCCCTTTTTCTAAAAACTCCTGCCTGGTCGGCTCGTATGTGCTTCCAAAAGCCACGGCGCCGCCGGCAGCCGGACCGCCGACAATGGTCGCGCCGATGGCTGGGACAAATTGACCGAGACCGTACAGAACCTGCGCTGCAGTTCCCTGGCTGTTAGCCTCCGGCTTCACGCCCTTCTGAGCAGCTGTTAGAGCTGACGCTGCTTTGTCATAGCTATCATTTAGGGCTTCATCTGCATCTGGAAACAGAGCCTTAACCACCCCATAACTTGGCGCAAATTGATTCATTACGTCAGGGTCTGAGATCAGTTGCTTGCCGAAGCTGGTCACGGTCTGCCCCAGGCCGACAGCGCCAGACGCAACACCCTGCGGGATCGCCGTTAGGGAGCCAGCGAAAAACTTCGGGTCGTAGTCTTCTCTGTTCGCCGGTTTGGCGTTGTAATCCGTCCAGGCTTGCCCCTCTGGAACAAGGGAAAATACATCAGACATTACTCAACCCCCACAACAATCGGCTGCCCGGTTTTAGGATTCACTGCCCAGCGGCCACTGCCGGCCAGTAATTTGTACTGGCCGTTGCCGATATTCACCGGGGTGAAATTCGACTGCCCAGCAGGTGGTAACCCGGCATCTGTGAACGCGCTGCGCGCTGCAGCTGTGTATTTATCCTTAAACGTGCTTTTATCCATGCCAAACGGCATCACCACGTCACCGCCCTGGAACCCCTTATAAACGCCTCCCGTCGCCATCTGCACCGCCTTGGCCGCAGAGTCATCATCTAAGACCAGCGTTGACGCCTTATTGCTATCAGCATTGCGGTAAACAAGAGAGGCATATGCCGCCTTGTATATACCGTATGCAGCTTGGCGCGCTTGCGGGTTGTTGGAGAAGGAATTCCCCACACCATCGTCAAACGCCTTTTTCAGTTTGTCATCGCTGGGAAGTTGCACCGCAGAGATCCCGGCCTTCTTCTGCTCGGCGGTTGGGTTGATCAGCTGATCGCCGGTAAGAATCGTTTTCGCCACATCATACTTGTTCATGACCGGCGTATATCCGGCACCGGGTTGGTATGCCACCGTCTGGCTAGCAGTGCCAAGCAACAGCGCGGCGTATGCCGTTGATGCGCTGTTTGGTGCAATAGCTCCGGCAACCTTCCTCATTGCTGGAGCTGACAGGCTTTTTCCCATCGACTGGAGCAGGTTGATCGTCTGGTCTGCGTCGGTTGTCCCACGCACCATCTCAGTTAGGCCGGCAGCCTCCTGTTTAGAAAGAATGGGCGCATCGATACCAAGCTTCTTCAACTGCTCATCAGAAGAAAAACGGTTGTTCAGCTCTGCCGCCACTTCATTAAAGTTGCTGGTATTCAACGGCCGATATGCGCCAATATCAGTTGCTGCTTGGTACGGATCGGATTTTCGCTGGTTAATGACTTTGTTGGCCGCCGCCTCAATGTGCTGATATGCCGTTGCAACGCTGCCAAATCCGCCCGGGTTATCAATGTCTGCCTGTGTTGGTTTAAGGCTCGTCAAATATTCCTGAATGTTCGCCGTCGGCATGTTGCGGAATGAACCAATGTACTGGCCGGCAATGCGCTGATTATTCAGGTCTGCATACCGCTTGCGTCCCTCGTTGTAGCCGTAGGCATTAACGAAGTCATTTTCGCCTGGCATTGGGTACTCAACGCCACGCTGAAATGCTGATTCAGCGTCACGGACTATTCCATCCATCTGCGACTTGTATTGCGCACGCTGCTCATTCTGCATAGCCTGCGCCTGTCGCAAATAGGCGCCTTGAGTTGCAGGGCTTGCAGCATCAAAAGCGGCATTGCCGGTTCTACGCTTTGAGGATTCCAAGGCAGAAAGGCCAAGCGCGGCACTGACGCCGGCGCCGATCTGCTCATCGGTGTATGGCTGGCTGCCATTCTCATGCTTCACGATGCCGGCGCACAACGCTGCCAGGGTTCGTGGGTTGCTCATATCAACCTGATCATTGGCGCCAACACCCAACGCGCCGCACAGCGCCTTGATATAGGCATCAGTGTTGTTTCCATCTGATGCCGGCGCCCAACGGTTAACGATCTCTGCTACGGTATCGAATCCTTTAGCCTGATACGCGAGCAGGTTCTTACCCAACGCTCTAATCCCATGCTCCGGCGTCTCAAACTTGGCAAAGCGTCCATCACTGCCTGTCTGTCCCTCCCATGGGTTTTTATCACTGGCCTCAATGTTTCCAGGGTTGTTATTTCGCAGACCTCGCGCAGCAGATGAATTTCCATGCGCAGTGAATCGAGACACGCCACCAACGTCTGACGGCTCGCCATTTCTAGCCAGGAACTGATCATATCTGCCAGCCGTAAGCTGAGCATTCAAGGCGGACTTGGCAGAGTTTTCCCGGAAGCTTACCCAATTAGCTTCAATCTCTTCCGGACTTTGTCCATGCGCCTGGCCGTATGCCATGATCTGCTCTCTGGCCAGCAGGTTTGCATTTACGAATCCTTCGTTGCTGTCGAAGCTGTTTTCAGCCTGCTGCTGCAGGTTTGCCAAAAGCCCTTGCTGCTGACCTGCTTCGAATTGCTGGCGCTGGCCGATCTCGTACTGGCGCGCACGATTGGCAATCGGCTGACCGGCGGCGGAAAATTGATTACGAAAACGCTCTTTCACCGGACCATCAGGAATGGAGTCAAAAGCCGTGCTGGCCATTTGGCTTAACTGGCTTGCTACCTGTTCGCTCTGCCCAATGGCGTTGGCGCCCTGTTTGGTCAGTAACCCAGTTTGAGGGTTATTCATCAGGTCATCGGCTTGCTGGTTGAATTGCATCAGTGCGTTTTGAGCGAAAGCCAGATCTTCGCGTTCCCGCTGCTGCTGATAAATTTCCAACGCATTAGAACCAACGTCTGCCAGCGCAGTGAAAGCGTTGTCTTTGGGGATACGCAAATCCTGCGTATTAACCGGCGCCGCTTGTGATTGCGATTGGCGCTGATATACCGGTACTGTAGGCATCATTCCCCCTTAAAACGTGAATGCGTTAGAGCCGTAGCGACTGCTGCGGGCATTGCTAAACATGTTGTTGCTGGAACCACTGCCGGCTTTGGTAGCTGGCTTATCCAGCGCGCCAGAAGATTTATAAGCGCCATATGCGGTAAGTGAGGAATTCAGGATTGTCGTTGCCGCGCCAAGGTTGGCCGCGTTGCGATCGATCTGCCCCTGGGCGCGACTAACACCAGCCTGGAAGTTAAGGCCAGCTGCCTGGCGCTCTGCGTTATTGATCGTTGTTAGTGCATCCAGTTGACCTCCGGCCGCGGTGTCACCGAAGATGTTCAGCGCGCTGCCGCTGGTCATATCAGTACCGCCGGCGCCGAAGGCTGCTGTCTGCTGACCCTGTAACTGCCGAGTTTGCTGGCGCTGCTGATAGGCCGCATCATTGCCCGCATTAATCGTGTCGCGCGCGGCGATCTCTTGTGCATCTGCGTTGGCGTTGGCTATCCTCGCCTGTTGCTGCCCTGTTTGGTATTGGCCATAAGCGCTAACTGCACCGAGAGCCAGCGCAGAGCCTGCAAGGATTGTTGTTGGCTCACACATGATCACCTCGTCTCATTTCAAATCTGTGGAATGGAAGCCCGGCACGGCCAACTGGCTGCGCTTCATGGATGGTGAACCCGAGCCAGTGCAGCCAGCATTTCGCAGCGGTATTGCGCGCGTCGACGTAGTTTTCCAGCTCCGGATAGTGCTGCAGGAAAAGACGCAGAACTGGCCGGCACCGGCGCAGGAAAGTGGACTGATATCTTTCAAGCAGATCAGAACCCACCAGCCACGGAACCCCTGAGCCGGTTATCATTGACCGTGGCGCCACGCCGAAGATGGTCACAACCTCGCCATTGATCAGCCCAGCGAAAGCAAATGCAGAAGTGCGCAGAGCCAGCTCAAGAACCTGAGCCGGCGTCTTGCCGCTCATCGCATTGAACTCATCGGCGTCAGCCTGGCGAACGTGCGGCAGGAGCGCCGCAACGTGTTCAAGAGTGGCTTCGACAACTTCAACCTTGCGCACTAAATGCCTCCTACGGTTACGCGCGGGATAACTGCGAGAATGGTCATCGGCAACGGGTCGTTCTGTTCCACAATCAGCCGGCCGTTCTTGCTCCAGTTGGCATCCAATTGTAATTCAATGGTTCCCGTCTTCGGTTCGACTGGGTCATCATAAAATTCATCGTTGCGCTGCGCGTATTCGTACATCTCGCCACCGGGCGTACCAGCAAACACACCGCGCGACTCATTCACCAGTAACGATGCGGCCGTGAAGAGTTTCTTTTTATCCAGCAGTGTTTCGTTGCCGTTCAGGTTAACGTCCAGCGTTTCAATGACTGCGGCGATCGGCAGGCCTGCATGCACTACTGCGCCAGCTTTCTCCAGGGTGATAGCACCAGCATCGACAACCTTCTGCGGCTCAACGTTGGCATCTGACAAAATGCTCACGGTCTGGCCTTCGAGGTGGTTAAGTCCTGCGAATGCAGAGCGCGCCATGCTCCAGTCACTGACCGGGACACCACGGAACTGCGGCGGAACATCTCGGTTGCTGGTCACGGTTGCCTGGTTGCCACTGGCCACCGAACGGATCAACAACTTCAGCACCTTGCTCACATCATCCTCGATATACGGCATGTGGATTTCACTGCCAACATCACCGGCCGTGAAGTAACTGGCGCCCGCCACCGTCAGCGTCATCTCTTCGTCATAAGGCCAGTCCCCTGCGCCACCTGTAAGCGTCATGGTTTTGCTGGCGTCACGGTTCCTGCCGTCATACGTCAGGCCGCAGTCAACGAAAAAGGCATCGTCCATCACATCGTATAGGCGGCTCTGCATACGCTCGATATAGCGTCGCTGCTGGCCATTGATAGTGCGTTCAACCACGCAATAGAGCGCGTCTTCGTTTCCTTCGGCAATGCTGCACACTGATTCATAGCGCCCGGCACCCGGGTGTAAGTGCCACGCTGCCACCTGCTGATCGCGGAGGTAGGTTAATCCCAGCAGCGCGCCGTCATTGCGCGTACACCAAACGATCGACATAGGCGTGATGGAGAACGCCCAATCGGTAATCTGGTACCCGGTAAAGAAGTGGTTAGCGAGGATGGTTAGGTCAGAACCCTGGAACCCGTCAACGTCAAACGAGTAGGCCAGGTCGCGCACCGCGCCGCCCTTTTGCTGTATGAATAGCGCGACGTTGCTGATCGCAATAGGCTGCACGTGGCTGGCGCCATTCTGCCCCTGGCTTGAAAATTGGAATGCCGACGGGGTTAGCGTCCCTTGCTGGTTGCCGTTCACCTTGTACTCGCCACCGCTGGTTAGCGCGACGAGCGAACCAACGTCGATCAGATGACGGATTTGATTGAGCTGGCGCCCGGCGTAGGTATAGGTGATCGCGTCATCGTCAACGGTCGGGTTTGATGTGCCAAAGTCCTTATAGTCTCCGCTGCGACTGGTCCATACTGTTTGCGGCTGACTGCGTGATCCGGCAAACATCAAGCGCTGCTGGAAGTACACGACAGTGCCAGGATAGCCAGCATCACCATTCCAGGCATAATGCGCCCACTTGTATGTTGCCGACTCGGAGCCAACTACCTGCCCGGGTAGCTCGATCTCTCCATCCTTGCGGATCACCACTTCGGCAGTGGCGGTCATCCCGTCGCCGCTTACGGCCGTAATGCGGCAAATTCCTCGGCCGGAATGCAAGTAACGCCATTTGACGCCATAGGCATCAGAACCGGCTACGGCCCAGCCATCCCAGCTATCACCAGTGGTATGAGTTGGCGCCACTGGCCCGGTGTGCCCTCGCTCTCCGGCATCAACGCAACGATAATAGTTCTCCTGGTATCGGCAGATATTCCCAACGCTAACCTGCTCACCGGTAACCCAACGCCCGACCGTGTCGACGTTCTTCTGCTCCATGTAGAACAGCTTTCCAACATGCCAGCTTTTGAAGATCGATGCACTAGCTGTAAGGTCTACCGTTCCGCTTGTCGCGCTGGCGTAGACAGTGATCGACTCGTCAATGTTCACGTTAGCAAATGGACCGCTGACCGTGGCCACCTCTGCAGTGCGCCAATCATCGTGCGCATAGCGTTGGATTTCCATAGGTGGGTAGTTCGGGTGGCAAACCGTCATCACGTCTGCGCTCTGCGTATATTTCAGCAGGTCGATATCAGCAGCGGCCCACGGCGTTGTTACGTCTACAGGCTGGCCAGCGCTGGTGCCGGATGAGTAGACGACCTGTGCTCCATCCATAAACACGCGAAAGTAATGATCGCCGACCTCGAGCACATAGGTCTGCTCCGTGTTGAACTGGAACGGGATCAGACGACACTTGCGATCGGGAAACTTTGCCGGCGCCACATAGCGCGTTCCCGGGCGGTTCTCAACGCCGCCATATTGGCGCACGATGAAGTTACGGCAGCGGCGCAGTGACGTCTGGTATTTCTCCAGGTCAACGCGGCCGTAAAGGCTTGGCGATACTTCGCCACCAGCAAAGGACGGTTGAATGAGGCTGGTTGTCATTATGATGCCCTCGCGTCGGAAACCTCAGACCACGGAGCCGGCGGCTCCTGGGTTTCATTCATGCTCAGCGTTGAAGCAGATGAAATGGTGAGTTGGTATTCCTGCTTGGCGCGATTACCGAGACTGGCATCGCCAGTGATCTGCATGTTGATTTCTGCAGCCAGGCGCCAGCTAAGTGCGTCGCGGAACTCTGCGTCAAACATGTTGGGGTCGGTGACGCGTGTCACGTAGCGCAGCCATGCTTTCGGCAGATCAGTCAATATCAAACGGCCAGTGCCATTCTCATCAGAACCGACCTCATACGGCACGCGCCGTTCTGGCGTAATAAAGCGCTCACCGTCTGGAGAGACGATCGCAACAATGCGCAGGCAGTCCACCGGGTAGCGGTAACTGTATTGCCAATCAGGCTGTTCGATATCCAGATCGGCAAGGGCTACACGCTTTGTGGCGAACCTCCACGGAAAATCAGCCAGCACCGCATCGCGGCAGTCTTCATAAAACAGCGAGCATACCGCCGCTTCTTTGCTCTTTTCCGTCAGGCTGGCAATAACTCGGCTGTTGCCAAGCCGACCAAGCGCCACGTTGCAGATCTGGATAACGGATGCCATCACTCGCCCCCTGCGTCGCCATAAAGTGTGTCAGCAGCAGAACGCTGCGGCGCGGCCGCCGGCTCTACGCCAATATCAGTGAATTGCAGATCAACGCTGCTTTCGGCTTTATCACCTTCGGTGCGGGTGGAGACAGACAGCACTTTAGCCAGGCCGCCAATTGTCAGTGATTCGCCAACCTTTGGCAGTGGGATCCCCAGCTTTTCCAATGTGTCATTGTTCAGCGTGAAGCGAAGCCCCCACGGATATTCGTCGCGAGTCTCCGGCTTTCCGCCTTCGCTTTCGTAGGTGTCTGTGCCGATCTTGAGGTTTACGGTTTTCATGCGAGGACTCCAGGAAAGAAAGGGGCCGAAGCCCCTTTGTTAGTTGATGCCTAACTCTTTGCGCTTGGCTTCAATTTCTTCTGACAATTTGGCGATACCCGCTTTGTGATGCGGCTTGGTGCCAAAGATTTCTTCATACTGCTGCTGCAGCGCGGCCAGCTTCGCGCTGTCGTCGTTGTCGCCGCCGCCCTCTTCCAGCAGATTGCCATCACCATCGATCAGCTGCAGGTTGTCGCCAGCCTTGCCGCCGTATTCGATTGTGTCGCCCTCTTCCAGCAGATGCCCGTTGATGAATGACTTCCGTGTGACGCGGTACATTTTCAGTTGTGACATGTCACGCTCCTACTTTGAAGCCGCTTGCGTAGGTACGATGTGCATCGGCATCCAACAGCAGGCCAGCAGTGAAAGCACCTGCGGTCAGCGGACCCGTAGCCACGGTGTAGTTAACGCGCAGATAGCGCTGCACACCGTGTGGAACAGTGGCCACGTAGCGATAACCAGCCTTCAGATCAGCAACTGCGATTGCACCGGTCTGCAGCAGTGTGGTTGCACTGGCGAAATCGCTGGTCTTGGATGTCTGCAGACTGATCGTTACGGTAGCGGAACCGCCAGCCGCGGCAGTAGAAGCCACCTGGGCGATGAACTCAACCGGGTAGCCTGGTCCGATATCGCGCACATCATTGCCACCAGACAGTGGGCCAAGATCGATAACATCAGTAGATGGCGCAGTTGCCGTAACCGCCTGCGCCTGTGAGAACATATTCAGATAGTCGAGGATCATTTTGTCTCTCCATCAGTAAGAAAGGAGAGCCGCACCCGGCGGCTCAGCCGGGATTAAACGACCTGGGATTCGGTATCCAGCAGGGCATCACAGGTGCGCAATGGAACACCACGAATCGACTGCCAGAAGATACCTTCGGTTTCCTGGGTCTTCACAGCCAGCGAGGCTTTTTCCAGTGCCTGAACGTCGATGTATTCCATCACTGTGCGGTTACCGTACAGAGCAGCCTTACCAAGCTTCAGGTTGGGGATTCGGTGGAAAGCCTTGACGATCAGCTTCAGCAGATTTGCAGCATTTTCATCGCTATCCAAAGTGGTGGTATCGATGTTGCAGATCCGCACCGCATAGCGCCAGTCTCGCACGGTAATACCGCAATCCCACTTGTAGTGCGTGCGATAGCCTTCGTACTTACCGCCGTCGGCGTCGGTCAGGGTTTGCTGCCCCTTATCTTCATGGTTAATGCCAGCCTTCTGGCCCTTCGGGAAGATGCCATGAACAGTGTTAGCCCCCCATACGACCAGCCAGATCGACGTCAGGTTAGAACCTGTTCCGCCTGCATCGATGATGTTCTGCGCGTTTTTGGCGCTCATGTCATTGTAGCGTGCGGACAAGCCGGTAAAGCGTTGCGGATTGAGAGTCGCATCACCGTAGAACACGGTTTCAGCCATCTGCTGGTTCATGCCCTCGAGGAAAGCATGGTCCTCAGAAAGACGAAATTCACTGGTATTACCGTTAAGATCAGCCAGAGATTTGTCGATTTCTGAGTACGTTTCCAGCATGCCGATAGCATCGGTGATTTGAGCTGTGGTTGATTTACCCTGCTTCACGCCATAGTTCAACATACGCCATGTGGCCTGTGGTAAACCGGTGCGAATAGTGGTGCGGTGGCCTGTTGGCAAGTTGCCCTCGACAAACAGCATGTCGTCCAGGATTTCGTTTGTCTGGCCCAGGATTTCTACAATCTTATCTACCTTGCCATCTGGATCTACGCGCTTAGCCCAATCCGCCAGCGTCAGCGCAGTTTGACCTTTAATAGCCATATCAATTACTCCTTACCGTAAAGAACATCGGCCGCGCTACGCTGACCGCCTTGATTTGGCACGACGAAGCTGTCTTCAGCCATCGCCTTGCCGACTTTTGCACAGAAGCGAACAAGTGCCGGGTGATTGCCCAGGCCGCTCGCATTCAGGTATTCGCGCAACTCTGGGTTGCCGAACTGATCCAGCGCGCGCTGTGCGGCGCCTACACTGGCGTTGAACTTGTCTCCGCCGATTTCTTTATCGGCCTTGACCTGCTCACCCCAATCAGCAACTTGCTTGCTCCAGGCTTCTGCCTGCTGCTGCTGGATCTGCGGATAGATGTCTACCAGCTTCTGCGCCTGCTCTTGGCTCAAGCCCAGCTCTTTGGCGATCGGCTCAAACACAGCCAGAGCATTGGCATCCAGTTCCTGTCCTTCCGGCGCCGAAAACTCATATTTTTCGGGCGCAGCTGGCTTATCTTTCTTATCAGTCTTGTCGCCGCTTTCCTTGCCGGCCTTGTCTTCATCAGGGCTGTCTGCAGGCTTATCGTCAGCTGGCATATCTTCGCCTGCTGGTTGATCTGCGCTGCCTGCCTGCGGAGCATCGCCCGATGGGGTATCCGCTGCCGCCGGTGCGCCACCATCACCGCCTTCAGGCGGAGCTTCAGAGCACCGGCGGCGATACATCAAACGTTCGAACAAGTTCATGTGATGCCTCTTAGCTTGTTGCGATAATGCCGGCAGCGCGGAGGCTCGCTAGCAGTGCGTTGTATTCGGCCTGGGTTGGGGCTGCCGCTGCGTTAGCCACCGCCGCGCCCTGCTTCACGCCGCCGACTACAGAAGCGGTTGCCGCCGGCGGTGCGAATGTGGTTGGTTTGCCAGTGATGTCTCCCCAGGACACGGAAGAACCGCCTCCGCTCAGAACCTTAACGACTTGCACGCCGCCGTCATTCCGGATCACTTTCTGGCGTTGTGTTGCCATGATTAGCCTCTCTGTCTTTCTCGGCCTCGGCGGCCATCTTTAGGTACAGTTCAGGGCAGAACTTCAACACGTCGTTGAATAGCGCCAGCCCTGAATTGCGGTTACCTTCATTGAAAATTGTGCTATTGACTTCGCCGGTGAATGAGATGCGAAACACACCGGCCTGATCGAGAAGCCCCCACACAAAACGGCGGCCACTCTCTGTTGCCATCACCTTCTTCACATCGTCAGCGTGGCGCTGTTGGAGTTGCTCGCGAGTCATCATTGCTGCGCCCCCTGGCCTTGCTGCATAGCCTGCTGAATGCTGGTCAGTAAGTTAGGGTCAGCGGTTCCTGATTGGCTGAGAGTCTTCGCGATATCCGCGGCACCAGCGCCCATCTGCAGGCTCTGCGCTGCCTGTTGCTGCTGCGCGCGCTGCTCGCGTTCTGCCTGCACCTGCTCATCGGACTTGGTGATCGTCGTAGGTACGCCAAGCATGTCGCCGTATTCATCGATCGCCTGATCAACATCAAGCTTGTCAGCGGCCTGTTGGAACCCTGCCGCAGCCATATTCCCGATGAAGCCGACAAAGCGCTCAATAGAGCCGATGCCAACAGACTTCTGCGCCTGTGCCATCACGCTGGTGTATTCCACGCGCAACGGTTGACCCTGCAGTTCATCCGGAGGCGGTGGCAACATGCCGCGGCGCATCATGATGTTGAAAATCCGGTCGATAGCCGGGTCCAGCAGTTCATCATTCAGCCGGTCGAGCACCGGGCCGATCTGAAGCATCTTCTCGTCGCGCATCTCGTTGACCGCTTCGATCGGCATGCTGCGGGTGTTGATGTTGCTGAACATGTTGAACAGCGGAACGAAGTAGCACTCATTAACGAGCTGGCGCCCGTCTTGAATGCTGCTGAGCAGTTCCTGAATTCGTGGGTTGATTTCGTAAACCGGTTTGAATCCAGCCGTGTCGCCGGCACCGTTGTAGTAGGAAACATCGCCAGGCAGCAACGACAGGCGTTCATTCTTCATCGAACTTGGCGCCATCATTGGCGGGTTAACCAACTTGTCGATCGCCTGGTCTTTGCGCTTCTGCTGAAGCTGCAACGCTTTAACGCCGCCCAATGCAAGGATGCCAGGGCATGATGAGCCGTATGCATCCTCGCCGTTGATGTCCCAGCGCGGCACCAAGATAGGCATTTCATCGAAACCAGACTCGCTCAGCAGTTTGTCGCCGGAGCCGCCTGGTTCGTAATAAATCGAACTGAAACGCTTGTTCTTCGCGTTCAGCTTTCCGGTGTCGCGGTTATTGTTCGGCAATACGGCATGCACGACTTCGAACCACGTTTCAAACGAGCCGGTATCCCATGCGGATGCCACGGCATCGCTCACGTTCTCCTTTCCAAACTTTGTCACCAGCTGGCGGCAGGTCATGGAGAATTTGCGGAATACAGTGTCGACCTGCAGGCGATCGCTGTTCGAGATGTAGTAGCTCCCAATCGGCAGCACATGCGTGCGGATCACATCCTCTTCATCTTCCAGGATGGAAATCGCACCAGTGGCAAACGTGCCAAGGTAGCGGTAGAGCACCGTCAGGGACTGATACCAGTTTGATTTATTCATCACGTCGTTCATCAATTCAACGACCTGAGATAGCCACATCTTGACTGGCCAGCTATCCATCAGTTGCTTGTCGGGAGTGCTCAGAGAAAACCATGGGCGCGTCGGGCTGGTGATGCCGGACAACATGCCAGATTCAAGAGTGCGCGATGCAAGGCCGCCGGTTGGATCAACAACCTTGGTGTTGCGCTTGTTGCGGCCAGCGTCGGTTGTAAGGAATCGCCCGCAGTTTGGCAGGATGAAATCGCTCAGTTCTTTCCAGTGCGAGTCATACGACGTCCGCGCGGTTACGAGCTGAGATAGCTGCTTTTCCAGAAACTGCTTGCGGGATTCCTGCTCAGCCATGATCAGCCACCCAACAGAGTTTTGCCGGTGGTGCTGGCTTGGCCTGTGGCGCCCTGCGCACCAGTAAGGATTGTTGACTGTTGGCCAGCGGCTGCACGGCGTCGAGCCTTATCCTTATCGGCAGCATCAATCACTGCAGCATCCTGCGCTTGCGGCGCTGCCTGTGGCTGCGGTGGCGTTGAAACCTTCGGCGTACTCATGCACATGCGCGTAACCCTCCCAAATAATTACCAATTAAACCACATGAGAATTATTTTGACTAATTTGTTGACGTTATAATCAAAACAAATTACCTTTATGGTAATCATTGAGAGCGTGAGCCGAGCCAGCTTCTATCACTCTACACAGTATAAAACTGGTATCGGTGCTCTCGATGATTAACTCGCTGCAGCCACGGTGGAAGCCCGAGGATAACCAAGAGATCAGCTGGGTAGCGACCAGCACATAACAGGTAAGAGCATTTTTGGGGTGTTGGTGGTGCATTGGTTGACGCGTGGGTTACTCCACCGAAGCAAGGTTCGATTCCTTGCCCACACCCACAAAAGTGTTTTTACCGTTGCGGTGAATGCTCAGGCTGATGAGCGCTGAAGTGCACAGGTGTTGCAGGCAGCGATGATGCTGTAACTGTTTCAAGCCGGAGATCAGCACCGGCCACCACAACCAATAGCCGTGACCGTTATCAACCTGGAATGCTGTGTGTAGGATTTAGCCCGCCTTGCGCGGGCATTTTTTTAACGAGGAATCATTCGATGAACGACAAAGAAATCGAGCAGGAAATCCAAGCCAAAGGCAAAACCGCGCCGCGCGTGACGCCTGAGCATATCGAGAGCGTTATCACCAGCGAGCATTACTTCACTGGATACGATGGGCGTATTGGCGCCCTGACCAATGGAGAAGACATTCCCGCTGTGGAGCTTGATGACGCGAACCAGCTTCGTCTGCTGACGTTCTGTGTTCTGGTTTTGGAGAATGGCTTCACCGTCACCGGCGAAAGCGCCTGCGCCAGCCCGGAGAACTTCGACGCCGAGATTGGCCGCAAGATCGCCCGCGCCAACGCCGTGCAAAAAATCTGGGCGCTTGAAGGTTATCTGTTGAAACAGTCGTTTTTTGAGTTGGGGAATGAAGCATGAAAAAGTTGCTTATGCTGCTGGCAGTTTTGTCCCTGTCAGCTTGCGATGTAAATGATGCTGATGTTGTGTCAAAAAACCTGAGCACCGCCTCTGATAACTTCGAGGTTAATCGCCGCGTCGTCTTCTACAACGGAATTACCGGTGATTACATGTTGTCTATCGAAGGACTGTGCTCGAAGGACAACAGCAGCACTGCCAATACTTTGGGTATCGTATGCAAGGTTGGCCCGAATCAATACAAAAAGCACCTTCTCGGCCTGTCAGACAACGTGACATTCTTCATTGAACAGATCGACGGCGTGAAGGCCAGCCCATATTTCTATCGGGTGACCTTCAAACCTTCAGTAATTGCTCCGGATATTGATATCAGATGATGCCAAACCGTGAAGTCACAGCCCGCTGACGCGGGCTTTTTTATGCGTATGGGTCGTAATCTGTCACCGCTCCGCCGCGCTTCTCGCCGGGCAATGCGTTCTGGCGCTTTGTCACCGGATAGGCGAACGTCAGCACAAAGGCATCTCCGCAGCCAGGGGAGCGACCGAGTCGCTCCTTAATGTCTTCCTTCGGCTCCAGCACTATCTTGCCATCCGTCCTAACTTTGTACTCAGCCGCTGATAAATCCTCTGCTGTCTCGCGCTCATCCAGCGCCCCACCAAGCTTTAACCAGGTCTTGGCGTTGTTGTACATCTCACCGCGCTTATTCAGCATTTGCGGATCGCTCGATGCGCTACCGAATGGCACCAGCGTCCATGAACGTCCCCAGCCGCTACCGATTGAGTGCAGGCCAGTGCCATAGCCAAAGTCGATATGCACAGCATCAGCGTGATACTGGTCTTCGAAGTCGGCAATGCGTTTGGCCATGATCAAGTCGTCGGTGGTTTTGCTGCCACGCCAGAGAAGCTTCGCATGCAGACCTCGCCGCATATAGATCACTGCATCGTCAGCGCCGGAGTATGCCGGGTCGACACCGATGATTGTCGGTGCGTGCGCAACATCTCGCTCGGTAACCACACGCGCCAACGCTGCATCAGTTAGGCCAGTAGGGATAAACTGCGCATCCGAGGCGTCAGGGAATATCCCACGCACACGGACCTTTACGAAATCGCTGTCTTCGCCGTAGTCCTCAATCCACTTGTTTATTTGGTCTTTGTTAATACCTTCAACTGTACGGCTGTCAATCTGTTCGCAATCCCAGCGGTGACGGAATTTACGGAAGCACTCGCGGAAACGCCCAGTGTTTCGAGTCGGGTTACCGAACGCCACCCAGATGATTTCCGTGTCTTTATCCGTTAGCGCCCCCTCTGCCACTTCCCATACCAGATCCGCAATGTTCGAAGCCTCATCAAAAATCAGAATGATGCGCTTGCGCTCGTTGTGCAGCCCTGCGAATGCCTCGGTATTGTTCTCAGACCATGGAATAGCATCAGCGCGCCAGCTCTTATCGTGGCCTGGGTCTGTGCTGTATATCGCGGTGGCGGTAGGCTTAAACCAATCGCTGTGAATGGCAAGGCGCGACCACTTTGTAATTTCAGGCCAGGTCTTAGTGCGCAGCTGGTTTTCGGTGTTGGCGGTAACCACAATCTTGCAGTCTTCACAGGTAGCCATACCCCAATTGATCAGCATTGATATGAAAGCTGACTTACCGATACCGTGGCCGGAAGCTCTGGCAATCATCAGCGGCTGATGTCTGGTTTTAGGGTTTTGCAGGTGCTGCCCAATCCTTCTGAATGTCTTCTCCTGCCACTTACGCGGACCGGTAGCGTGCGCAAGCTCTGTACCATCCTCACCCCAAGGGAACGCATAGAGCGCATAGCCCAGTGGGTCATACGTGAATGAGGCGATATCTTCGACGAGCTGCTCTTCTGGCGACATGGCGGCGGCTGTCATTCTTCACCACCAGCCTGCTCTTTGACGCGGCGCCGCGCAGCGGCCATGCGGTCGGCAATAGTGATAGTGCCGGAAACTTCCAGTCGCTCCTTAAATGCCATTACGTCCACATGCTTACCGATCAGCTCGAGGTTCTTCACCTTATCCGGCCACTTGATTGACTTGAGCACGCCGATCATCTGTTTGTCATCGCCCTGTCCTTCGAACAGTTCAGCCACCTTCACGCCGGACAGGAATTGTCGCCACGCCTTCGGCCACGCGCTCAGTGGCTTCAGCGTCAGATCATCGTTCATGATGTCGGCAAGGTCCAACTCATCGATTTCCACCAGTCGCTTGAGAACGTAGTCAGCGCCTATCTTGGTGCGCTTGTTGCGTTGCTTCATCAGTTCCGCGATACGCTCTTGCACCTTCGGGTTGTCCATGTTGCGCGACGCCGACACGGCCGCATTCTTATAACCGGCGGCGGCGGCGGCCGCAGTCTGGTTGTCTGGGTTCTTGATGTACTCCTGGCAGAAGCGTTCCATCTGCGCGTTAAGCTTACCGTCTCTCGCCATAAAATTACCTCCTGGGTAATATCATAACACGCAGTGAAAAACCGCCAAGCGGCGGTTTTATCGTGTGTGACCTTGTTCCATTGTCACGCTCTATTGTGTGACACGTCACACCAGCTCGAAGTCATCATCAAATGTCGGCGAGTTGCGTTCTATCGCCATTGTCGCAAGGATAAACTTGATGCCCTCGTTAAGCGAAACCGGCCGCTCATACTCGATCATGAAGACATTCTCGTATGTCCTGCCAAGCCAATAGCCACCGCCATATTCGACATTACGTTGAAAGAAAACCCATCCACCTGGAACAAACTGCTGCAGCCACTCTCCCCTGTAGACCACCTGATAAATGTCTGCTTTCTTGCTCATAACTCACCTGCAAATACTGTATGCATGAACAGTAATATTTTAGACCAGATGAGTCAAATTTTCCGCTTCCGGTTACAGCGTCTTGAGCATCAGCTCTCGCCAGATCTGTGTCTGACCGCACGCCGCTTCTCCGTTGCGGTAACACCCGCCTACAGGTCCAGGCATGGATTCACCGCACTGGCATTTATGGCTAGCCAGTTCAGCAAGCTGGCGCTTCAGTTGATTGATGTCCTGCACCGCCAGCAATTCGAAGTATTCATTAACGCTGTACGGATCTTTGCCAGGACGCCGTGCCACGCAGTTAGCCTTGATCTGCTCGAAGATGTGATCGCTAACTTCAAACGTAATCCGGCGCCGCCCGCTTACAGCGGCGCTGCTCGCCGCTTCTCTTTCGCGTTGACGCTGGGCGCGCTTGCGGTCGCGCGCGTCTGCCTTGCGTTGTTCGTCGCTCTTAGCCATTCCCACCCTCCGGCGCCGCGGGTAATGGCATCCAGTGAGTTGGCTCTTGCTGCAGTGAATCGCCATCAAAGAAGTAATGATATGGCCCATCGCCATCATCACCGATGCAGCCATCTTCGATATGGCCGTCGTAACTGCCAAAATACAGCAGAACTCGCTTATCCAATTCTGGCATCCGCTCGCTGCACGCTATCCAACCATCCGGGATTGCCGGAGAGTTCACATGACCAGATGATTTGCCATCCCCGCCAAAGGTCACGCGCTTAAGCATCTCAGCGCGATAGTCTTCAAAGATGTCATATCCCGGCACTGCTGGCGCTGGCGGGGCGGTGTAGAGAGGGGAATAAACCGCAACATCATCGTCCGCATTCGGTTGCTGTTCCAATGTCATGCATACACCTGAGAATTTGTTCAGGTATGCCACCGGCTGCGCCTCCCGGTTAGCCAGGAGTTCGATTACCGCCCATTCTGCCGTTGCCAGCATGTCAAACTGTTCTTTGTCATCTACTGGGTCATAGCCGTATTGCCATGATTTCAGCTCTTCAAGCAGCTCTTTCAATCTCTCAGTCGTTAGTGTCATGCATCCCCCTGAATCCATCCATGCGTTGTGCTGCGGATAAGGCCTTTCTTGCGCAGCGCTTGCAGCCGGCGATCAAGAACACGGAATGCCTCATCGCTATCTTTTCCCTCGGCCCCGGCGATTGACGTGCAGTAACCGCGAACACACCCGCTATACAGCTCGACAAACTTAGTTGGCTCCGCATCAATCCGCCGCAAAATTGCCGCGTCCAGATTTTCGTATTTGCTCACTGCTCATCCCCCTCTACGGTGAAGCCAACCAGTCGAAAGAGTTGAATATCTCCATTTTCTGAATTGTTCTTGCTCCAAATAAGAGATGTCTCACGACCACGCTCTTTGATGTGCATCAGGTTTCTCTCATCCGAGAATCCCGCCTCTTTGATTCCGACTGGAACTGAATAGAGCGCGATCGCACTATCTCCCCATTGACTCTCTGCATAATCTTTGTTCTTTGTGAATATGGGACCAAATGTCGTTTTGTCATCGCCTCTCATCCATGCTGTTGGTGGCGGCAACCGCACCGGCGTAGCCAGCCGCTCTTTCAGCTCATCGATAGCAGCCATGATCGACTCGTTGTCGGGATTGCAGCCAAGCTCGTTGCCGATTTCTTTGAACACCTGGGAGGCGTCTGATTTAACGGCTTCCTGCTTGGCCTGTAGCTCACATGATTCCTGTGCCAATCCTGCGTTCCATTCCCTCAGCCTTGCGTTGTGGGCTTCCAGCTCGGAAGCTCTCTTTTTCATCCCTTCGATCTCGCCATTTCTGGCGACAAGGTCACTGGCAACGCGCTCGTTTTCTGCCAGCAGGGCGGAGACGTACTCTTGCGAGTAGAGCAGCTTGAGCCCTGTGACCTTCCCTTCTTCCACCATCCAATCAGGAGGGCAATAACGAGATAATTTATTATCCCAATCAACCCATTTCCCATTTTCATTATGGCCATCTGCAATACATGCCCCTGCAACCTGATAGTCATACGCCACCGGCTTGCTCAGTTCGCTCAGCTTCTCAGCGCTCATAATGCTTTCTCCTGGGTCTCGGCCCGACGCGCGCCTTTTGATGGCTTAATTCGCCAATAAGTCAAAAACACATTTTCGCCACTAAAAAACATGCGGTTGCTAATCCAGCGCCTCATGCCAAACAACCGACGCGCCGCTCTGTTGCTCTTACGCTTAGCCATGCTGGGACTCCCTGCACTGCTTATTCAGCTTGTTGAATACGTCACGGAACACCGGATATTCTTCTTTTGATACCTTGCTTAAATACCGATGGCCGATAGCTCCAGACTGCTCATCAAGCACTATTCGCCCATGCTTTACGCCGTTTACAAAGAAGAACATCGGAAACTTTCGCCACAGCGTAATCAGCCCGTCATCAATCGCTTTCTGCATAAACTCCGGGATGCTCACCATGCTAGCGGTGGCGATTTTCATTTCCTCCCGCTCGATAGCGTCTTTGGTTCGTTGAATGCTTCCCTCTAATCTGCGCAGGCTGTCGCTTTGCTTATCCCACCGGTTCAGCGTTGCCTGACCATTACGCTTGTCGTTTAATGGCTGACCGTTCGCTAGCTTTACAGTGTCGAAATGTGCTTGCAGGCGCTCATTAAATTGAGATTCCTTCTTTGCCAAGGACTCCTTTAAGATTTCAAGGCGTTTAGATGTTCCGGGCTTCAGTTCATTTGCTGGCATCACTGGGCGCTCTTTCATTTGGCCTCCCCGATTGCTGGAAGAACCGTTGTGCGCAGATAAACCGCAGCCGCCCGGAAGTTTCCCTGAGTTGTAGCTGACGCTGATTGAGCGGAAAGGGCATCAAGTGCTGCTGCAGCCTTCTCCACTCCCTGCGCCTGGATAGCTGCCAGTGCTGCGTCAGTGGCTGGGGTTTCAACAACACACATGCTTTGAATGTGCGGAGAATGTTTGTAGCAACGGGAAATCAAAGAAAGCGCGTCGGACAGCGTCTTGCTCTCCACAGCCAGCGCATCGGCTCGTTTCTGCTGCGCATCGCGCTCAGCCTTCAGTGCTGAGATATAGCCGTCACGCACTCGAATCAGGGCGTTGAAAAACTCCTTTGCCGCCTCATCTGCGTTTCCTGTGAACGTTAACGGGCTTCCATCTGCTGGGATTTTTAACCATGGCTTTTGATTGGTGAGAAAAGAGAAATCTGAGTTATCAATTTTTATATATTGATTTTCAACGATATTTTTCATTATCAAATCCTTATCTGTGTGTACGTTGGTTCAGTTCTTCCAGCTCTTTGCAGTCGATGCAGAGCCGGACGCCTGGCACGGTTCTGCGCCGTGCTTCTGGGATTTCTTCGCCGCACTCGTCGCACTCATGCGCCGCCGGCAGTGATGACTTTTTGGTTACTGCATCGATCTGCGCCTGTAGGTATGTGGCTGCGCGCTCGTTTGCGTCGTCGATGTTGTCCATCGTTAAAACTCCTCTTGCTGCCAGCCACCGCCGGCCTTTTTGCTTTTGGCCTTGAGCGCGATAAACCTAAATGGGTACATATCCGCGGCGACTTTGATTTTTACCCTGGCGTCGTCAGTCCAAAATCCTTTCACCTCGTGCAGTTCCATCGTTCCGTCTGCGCGCATCACTGCGAAGTCAGGCGTGTAAAACGTGTTATCTGCCAGGCGGAGCTTTACTCCTTCGAACTTGAACCAGGCGATCAAGCCAGATGACTTCTGCGTATTGAGTTCGGAGAAATACGCCTCTTCGGTTTTATTCATCTGCCCGGTTTTAAGGCGGCCAAGGGCAAAGGAACGGTTTGCGACTCGCTTCACTGCTCACTCCTTAAATCACCTTTTAGGTAAACATTACCAATTAGGTAATTATTTGCAACTAAAAAATAGCGATTGCTCTCACAAATCGCACATGCGCTAAAACTCTCTGTACGGGCCTACAATCGATTTTATGGCTTAACCCATCGCGTTACATGCCATCTAGTCACTTAACGCAATCTACCCACCGTAGCCGCAGAAATTTCAGCATTTCAATTCGTATTCGGTTTTCCGTTTCGCAATCTTGCCAGCATTTCCATTGCTGCGGAATGGCCAGCACCAGGTGCACCGCGCTTAATCTCAGAAGCTTTTTCTGACAGCAAAGGTACTGGTTTCGGGATTGTTTCCCCTGCTTTTACCTTTTCAGCCCACCGCTTTAGATGCTTCCCGGCGCGCTTCTCAAGCTCAACATCGTTTAAATCCTTCTGGATCATTTCCCTTCTCAGGTCACAAACAATCCAATACAACACGTCGTGGCGCCATGGGTACGTTTCGGCGCAGCTGTGACGGTATTTATCCCGGTTGTACTTCCTGAATTCATCCATGACGTCTTCAGCCGTAAGACCAAACGCGTTGGCAGACACTTGGCTCACTATCGCCATGAAGTCGGCCAGGTCAGGCGCATAACTGTTTCCATCCCAGCAACGCTGCACACATGCGGCTATCGCCTGTTGGATCTGCTGATCAGTGAGCGCTGTAATCGCCTGCTTCCAAAGTAACGACGGTGCCCTGCCGTTCTTCGCCGTCCACCGATCCGAATAGATCTCCATCATCCTCATCCAAAATTTTGCGTATCTGGCTTTCGCTAAGTCCGTCTGATCGCAACTGTTCTGTGAGTGCGGCGTATACCCCTTCGGCGGCATTCCCGCGCCAATGTCCAGTTGTCCCATCAGGTCGCTTACCTGTTTCATGGTTTTTTACTCCTGTCGTTTTACGGGCGCGGCTCATGAGCACGCTACGTGCAAGTTTCTGTTCCCACTGTGCTTGATGGAACGCCTTACCTTCAGGCTCCCAATAGCCGATGAATTCCTGCAATTCCTCTGGTGTAACTGGCTCGGCGATCTTCATCCCCCAGGTGGCTGCCATTCGCTGGAAGTCGGCGCCGGGTTGCCATCCGTTATGCATGGTGAATTTGCCGAACTGATTCCCGTTTAATGGGAAAGGCGGTTGTTGCTCCTGTGGTGGATCAGCTGGCAAATTTTTCTCTCGCGCGTTAGAGAGGGGTTTATCTTTTAGATCTTCTCTTCTCTTCTCTTCTCTGGTCGTCATTTTGTCCGCTTTCAATGCGGACATTTTGCGGACGCTTCTTTTCCTCGCCGCATCCTGCGCGCGACGCTTGGCAGACTGCCCGTTATGCTCGTCAAATCTGGGCATTACGAGGTTTTCGCCGTCAACTTCCAGCCAGCCAACAGCCATCATTGCGCGAGAAAATCCAGGGAATCCGATCATGTCGTCGAGCGTTTCAGGACTGTAACCGTCAAGGAAACCGTCAACAGAATGGACATCAAAAAGACACCATGCGGAATGTAGTCCGCCAACAATCCGAAGTCTGTCCGCTTTCAATGCGGACGCCATGCGGACAATTTTCGGATGCGTGTGGAGGTCAGAACGCATTTTTATCCAGTCGCCGGCCATCAGCTCACCTCCGCTACTTTTGCCCTGGCGTCGTGGATCAGTTTCTTGATGTGCTTGCGGTAAGCGGAGGAGTGTTGCGCGGAACATTCCACGCAAACGCCGTTACTCGTAAAGCGCTCAGAGTAGTGACCATTACGGCAAGGCTTGCCGGTATAGAACCGGAGTTGACCGAGATTTATGGCCTCGGCCCGGGTAACAATTTTCATTCATAGGCCTCTTTTACTGTCGTCAGTGATGTAAGAATGCATGCAAAGCAAAAATAGATCAACCGTAAATGGATTTTTATTACCCCTAACCATGGAGCAATAAAAAAGGGCCGCGTTAGCGACCCTTGATATGGTGGTGTTAATCAGTAGAAGAACAGCACCAGTTCCTGCTTTGTCAAATCCGGTTTTCTTTTCTTGCACGCTTTAAACAGCTGATCAATGAACTTTTTCTTCGGCATTCGCGTCTTCCTTTGCGTATGCGTCATGATGTAAAGCGCGGTGGTGCCGGCTTCTTCTGCAAACGCATCACGCTCATCTTTACTCATCCCCAGCCAGAATTGTTTGAAGTTAAACGGCTCCATATCCTGCCTCTTTTCAATGTTTGATCGTGCAGATAATTACCTAAATGGTGCCAATTCGCAAGTTTGTTACCCTTCCGGTTCGTTTACCATTTAGGTAATTTTGTTTTAAATACAGGCAACAACCTATTCAACGGACTGTGAAACCACTATGAAAAGCATTAACGACATCCGCCGCGAGAACCTCCGCGACATCATCAACCGTGATTTCGATGGCCGACAAGTACGCCTGGCGGAACGGCTGGAGATTAATGCCAACGTGATCAGCCGTTGGCTGAAGCCGGCAACAGACAAAAACCACAAGACAATCGGCGACTCAGTGGCGCGCAAGCTTGAGGTTGCAGCGAATAAGCCTAAGTTTTGGTTGGACCGCGATCATATGATGGCAATGGCCGCCGGCGCCGAAGCCGCGCAAGAGGAAACCGAAGTCGGCGCCATTGTCGCGAGCAATCTGGAATTGTGGATGAGCAACAACCGCGACTTATCCAGCCAGGCAAAAGTTGGCGCCGCCGCCGGCGTTGGCCAATCTACAGTTAACCGGGTGCTGAGCCGTGAAGGAAATATCACGATCAACAGCCTGGAAGCGATCGCCGGTGCGTTCGGGCGCCGCGGCTATGAGCTGTTGCTGAAGCCAAAAGACCCTACCCTGATTAACTATGATCGATCACAATACGCGCAGTTGCCGGCCGAAGATAAAGCCAAGATCGAATCATTCATTGAGTTCGTGATGCAGCAGGCACGAATCTAACAAGACAATCCCATTTCATGACAACAAGTTACCGCCATTCGGCGGTTTCTCATGCCACCAATAATTACCTTTTGGGTAATTTTTTCTATTACTGACTATTGACACCAATCCTTTTACGGTCGATTATTACCTCAAGAAGTTACCAATCTGGTAATGATGCTCTTTAACAATCAGGCAGGAATTGAGGCACCGCGATGATGCGGTGATCACCTAAACATTAACGATTTTCCCCGCACGCCGGGGACACAGCAGAGGGTTACACGATGAAGCCAAATGTTATCTACGGGTCAAAGATGAACGATCGCCAATGGATGCTCGTTGATGGCTACATGAAAACCCGCCTGACCGGCGACATCTGGCGCGACGCAGTATGGCCGCAACCGTCAATGAGAATGAGCGACATCGCTTATTACCTTGAAATCGGACAAATGCACGAAGTGAACGAATAAAACCCACCTCGCCCTGCGGGGCGCAGGTTTCTCGCGCCACCAGTAGTTACCTTGCAGGTAATCAATAGGACTAAAAATGATTTCTCAAACCATCAACGGGATTTTCTGCGTGACCGTCTGCGGCTGTGTCAGTTGGCGGTTTGCAGATTTCAATGAAGCCCTGCACTGGGCATTTACAACACGGTTAGCGATCGATACCGCCAACCGGATCGGAGCATAACTATGAACGCACAACAGGCTATCGATATTGAAAAAATCGTTGCCAGCTTCACAGAGCAGGATAACGAGGCAATTTATGCAGAGGTTGAGGCGCTGGATAAGAATGTGCCTATCCACGGGTTCACCGCTTTCATCAGCAAGTACCTTCCGCCGGACTTTGACCCGGAGGTTTTAGCCCTGGGCGCCGACTCAACCGAGTATCAGGAGCTGGCAGGCGCGGCAATTTGGGATTGCATAACGGAGCTGGTAAAGCGTCATCGCGCAATGGAGATCTACCGCCGGCGCCACCAGTTCGATGAGGTGGCGTAATGAAACAAGGCATCTACCACGACATTTCAAACGAGGATTACCACGCCGGAGACGGAGTGAGTAAGTCGCAATTGGATATGGTTGCCAAGAACCCGGCTCTGCTTCAGTGGATCAAGTCGGCACCGGTCGACACTGAAAAGCTAAAGGCGCTGGACATGGGAACGGCTCTGCACTGCAAGCTGCTTGAGCCGGACGAATTCAGCAAGCGGTTCATCATCGCGCCGGAATTTAACCGGCGCACCACGGCAGGAAAGGAAGCCGAAGCAGCATTCCTGAAAGACTGCGAGCATACCGGTAAAACCGTCATGGACGCAGAGCAAGGCCGGAAACTTCAGTTAATGCGCGACAGCGTTATGGCTCACCCCGCAGCGCGTTGGATGCTTGAAGCTGACGGACATTGCGAATCTTCATTTTACTGGACTGATCCGGAAACGGGTGAGTTGTGCCGGTGCCGGCCAGACAGATACCTGAGTGATCACCCGGTGATTGTGGACGTGAAGAAGGTTGCAGACATGGACCGATTTTCGCGCCACATCGAGGAGTTCCGCTATCACGTCCAGGATGCCATGTACCGCGATGGATTCCAGCAGGTCACCGGCGAAACTCCCGGATTTTTCTTCCTGGCTGTCAGCGAGACGATCGACTGCGGCCGCTACCCGGTACGCGTTTTTGAACTCGACGCAGCAGATGTAGACGAGGGCCACCGACTCTACCGCCGGGATCTGAATACCTATCACCAGTGCCGCATCACTGATGAATGGGGCGGCGTCGAAAAAATTCAACGCCCAGCATGGGCGCGCAAACAGGACCAATACGCATGAGCAACGAACTAATTGAAGTCAACAACCAGCCATCAACCATGACCGCCAGCAACGCGGTATTTAACCCTCAGGCGCTGGGCCAATTGACATCCTTTGCCAACCTGATGGCGGATTCAGTTGTGAGTGTCCCCGCGCACTTTGTTGGTAAACCAGCCGATTGCATGGCCGTGGTAATGCAAGCGATGCAATGGGGCATGAACCCATACGCTGTGGCCCAGAAAACGCACATTGTAAACGGCGCCCTTGGTTATGAGGCTCAACTTGTTAATGCCGTCGTTACCAGCTCAAACGCTGTTCGCGGCCGATTCCATTACGAGTACGCCGGGGACTGGTCAAAATGTACCACCTCTAAAGAGGTCACCGTTAAAAAACCCGCCAAAGGGGGAGGAACTTACGACAAGGTTGAACGTGTTAGGGGGTGGGGTGATCAAGATGAAGTTGGATTAAGTATCCGCGTTGGCGCGGTATTACGGGGAGAAGAAGAAATAACCTGGGGTGAGCCGGTTTATCTTTCAAGCGTAGCAATTCGAAACTCACCTCTGTGGGAGACAAATCCAAAACAGCAGATCGCCTATCTGGCAGTTAAATACTGGGCGCGCCTGTACTGCCCTGAAGTGATTCTCGGTGTGTACACGCCGGATGAATTCGACGCGCCGCAACCACGCGTTGAACGCGACGTCACCCCACCCGCAACCAGCGCCGCCGGCGTAAATAGCCTTATCAACGGCAAGAAGCCGGAAAAAGAGATCAAGACGGTGAACCAAGATGAGCGGTCGCCTGACGATCTGCTGGCTGCATTTACTGAAGCGGCAAACAAAGCCGCAAGCGTTGAAGAACTGGACAAAGCCTATAAATACGGCGCCCACGTTCTGGCGCCACATGAAGAACAGTTGCAGGCAGCCACCGACGTTTACAACATCCGTCGCGATGAGTTGAACGAAGTCCCAATGTAACCAACCGCCGCGGGGCTACGGCCCCGCCAAAGGAGAAGCAATGAAAGCAGCAATTCGAAAACCCCAACTCCTGGCGATGGTTCCCATGTCGGAGTCGCAGATCACCAAACTGGAAAAGGCAGGAGAGTTCCCGCAGCGCTTTGCACTGACTAACCGCACCGTGGCCTGGAACTTGGATGAAGTAGAAGCGTGGCTCGATAAGCAACAGGCCGAGAACACCGGCCGCACGCCGGATTATTCCCCCGATGTCCGTCAGCGCAAACAACGGCCAGTACAGGAGCGCGCTGCATGAATATCAAACGTCACATGATGCGTAATGTGTGGGCCTATATGCTTGCTGGCCTGTTCGTATTTTGGTTTCTGTCGATCGGCCTGACTGTGCTGGTCGTTAAGATGGCGGAGGCAATCAGTGGATAAGCTACGCGAAGAGTTTGAAGAGTGGTTTAACAAAGAAATGGTTCTGCACATCAGCACATCCAATGAGACTGTTGTTCGTTTGATGTGGAAGGCATGGCAGGCCAGCCGAGCAAGCATCGTGGTTGAGCTTCCAGAGATGGAAGATTTTGAGCTGCTTGATGGATACAAGGTAAGGGAATCCCTTCGCTCTATCGGTCTATCAATCAAAGGGGATAGGGTATGAGTTATCAACTTATCTATGCAGATCCGCCATGGCAGTACGGCAACAAGATCAGCAACGGCGCCGCCGGCAACCACTACAGCACGATGACGCTGCAGGACTTGAAGCGGCTTCCTGTGTGGTCAATCGCGGCTGAAAATAGCGTTCTCGCCCTGTGGTACACCGGCACGCATGCAGAGCAGGCGAAGGATCTGGCTGCGGCATGGGGATTCGACGTGCGGCAGATGTTCCTGTTTACCTGGGTGAAGTTCAACGAACTGGCAGAGCGTACTGTCAACGCCGCTATCGAAGATGGCCTGGTCGACTTTTACGACTTTCTCGATCTGCTAAACGGCGTGACAAGGATGAACCCTGGAAATTACAGCCGCGGCAACCAAGAATCAATGCTCGTTGCTGTTCGCGGAGTTGGCCTTGAACGACAGGATGCATCTGTGAAGCAGGTGATCTATGCGCCAATCACGCAGCACAGCGCGAAACCATGGGAGGCGCGGAATCGTCTCGAGCGGTTGTATGGTGACGTGTCACGAATTGAACTTTTCAGCAGAGGTGACGCGCCAGGCTGGCACCACTGGGGTAACGAATGCCCACGGAATGACGTCGAACTGCTCCCCGGCGGATTCACCATACCAGCAGCAGTGAGGATCGCATCATGAAACACAACCGTGATGATGTTATGCAGATCGTGAAAGACAACGAGAACATCGGCTATGCAAAGATAAAGGAACTGTACGAAATGGAACATAAGCCCATCTCGTCACATGCCCTTAGCCGCGCGCTGGCGACGTTAGTTGACTACCAGCTAATCGAGCGAAAGCTACACGGTAATCAACCATGCACTTATGCGTATTCCGGCGGAAAACGCCGGTTCGCGCAAAGCCCCAAAATATCCATGTTCGATCAGTGCCTGGCATCAGTCAGCGCACGACAAAATTGATTTCTACTTTACCCGCTCCGCTTCGATCCACCCATCCACCATATTGGCCCACTGCTGCAGCATATCCCGGCGCTGTTCGGCATACTCTGCTTTGTTGTATACCGCGCGCACGCCGCGCTGCTCATGGGCCAAACACTTCTCAATCCAATCCGTATTAAACCCCTCTTCATGCAACAGCGTGCTGGCAGTTCTACGCAGATCGTGAACTGTGAAGTGCGCTATTTCTTTTCCTGATTCCCTGATTTTTTCGTTTGTCGTATTGATCACCCGGTTAAGCGCTGAGTTGGACATAGATTTTCTTGGGTTATATCTGGCCGGCAGGATGTAATCGGAACCACAAGCTGCTACTTGGAGTGCAACCATGATGTCGATCGCCTGCTGAGACAGATAAACAACATGCGGCCGCCCCGCCTTCATCCGCTCAGCTGGTATCGTCCAGCGCGCTGAAGAAAAATCTACCTCCTTCCAGGTGGCGTCAGTCAGCTCCCCCTTGCGCACCATCGTGATCAGTATCAGCTTCAAAGCCAGCTTTAGTGAAGATGCGGCGCCGGTAGAGTTTAGGGCATTGAAGAACAACCCGATCTCATAAGGCTCCAGCGCGCGATCGCGTTCTTCAAATGTGGCAATGCTGGAAGCTTTGATATTTGCCGCCGGGTTTGGAACTGCGTGGCCGCGGTCAATAGCATGGGTGAAAACGGCACTGACAATTTCCCGTACCTGGATCGCCGTCGCCCTGGCGCCGCGGTCGACTATCTTGTCGCACAGTGTGCGGAGCATTGGCGTAGTGATTTCATGCAGAAGTTTTTTCCCCAGCGTTGGCAGGATGTCTCTGTCGATCACTGCCTGCTTCATCGCCCGAGTGCTATCTGCAAGGCGGACGTGTTTCATATAGGCGACGGTATAGTCGGAGAAATTTTCCGCCCCCTTAATTTGCATGATACCGTCGCGCTTTGCTGCAGCCGGCGACTGGCCTGCATCCACCATCTTTTTGGCGGTATTGAGTTCGTCGCGCGCTTCAGCCAATGTGATACCGTCAGCACCATATCGGCCGATCGTCAGCGTCTCGCGCCGGCCATTAATTCGATAGTCATATCGGAAGGAGACGGAGCCGCTTGGTTGCACGGCAACGTAGAGGCCATCACGATCGGTGACTTTATAGAGCTTCTCTCTTGGCTTCAGGTTTTTCAGTTTCGTATCTGTGAGCAT